TATTCATGTACTTGACAAAATTGCCATAACTTTCAACTGCCTTATCAACAGTATCATCTATTTCGCGAATTTTATTTAACTGCGTAAAATTAGACATTTGCTTAAACCTTGTTTAATTGATTGAGATGTAACAATACAAGGTTATTACCCAAAAGTAACCCTTTTGTATATATTATTATGGAATAAAAAGAACCTGCCTATAACTTTTTCGTATATGGAACGAAAATTTGCGCGTATAAATGAAAAAATATGACACTTTACTGCGCTACATCTCACCTATGCGCCATTCTTGCTCTTTGATCTGCTCTTTTAAGTCTCTGGCGAACTGGATTACTTCTTCTCTGTTAAACTTAGGTGATGCCCTCCAAGCCAGACGCTCCATAGCCTTAACCCTTCGCTCCCCGTAGGTATCTGCCATCCACTGCCTGTATCTTAGGACATAGTGCGCTTGCTTCATGCCCCAGAGGTTGCAGCTAGGGCACTGGGGGTGGATGTTTTCCTCGAATAACTTGAAGACGGTTCTACCTCTGGGTATAAAATGACCGCCCTGCATGGCCTTGTAGTGGTCTACCTTGCCGCAAGTAACGCACTGGCAGTATCCGTTGTCATCGCTTGCCTTCAAACGTACAAGCCTTTGTAGTAGCTTTGCTGCCTTCTCTACCTCCTGAGCTACCGTGCTTTTTTTACGCCTTGGCATCTACGATATCCAAATATTTGTCGGTTAAGTCATAGCCAGACGCTTGCAGGAATGACTGTATATGCTCCAGCATCTCAGGAAGCGTGAGGTTGTGGCTTTGAACTGTATACTCTATGAGTACAGGGTGGTTTACAAATGGCGACTTGTAGGGGTAATTTGTAAACTTGTAAGCTGGCTCAGTCATCTTTAATTTCTCTCTCGATCAGGAAATCAACGTAGTGCTTAATCTTTCTCAGTGACTCTACCCCGCCCTTGTCTTTCCAGCGAGTTATATACTTAACCACGTTGCCCTCACAAAAATCCAACTCATTTGCCATTATGTACTCGATAGGCTGGATAGCTTTCTTTTTGTAGTGGTCGCCACCGACTTGATTTTCTAGTGCGCTCATTCTTCCTCATCTCCTTCCAAGATACTAATTTCATTAGGCTGGCCAAGGTTACAATGAGGGCAAATACCATAACCATTACCATCATCGCCAACCCAATACTCAAGAGCATGACCACACTCACAAAACCACTTAGTAGCAGTGATTCCGCTTTTTGGAAAATTGATGACATTGCTCATTAACCAACCTTAATTTTTACGCGAGAATCTTCTCCGCTATCTTTATTATAAACGACAGCAGTCATTGATCGTTCTGCACCGTATCCTGAGTCACTATGCCATTGATCGGTTGCGGTCAGACTGCCCCAGTGTTCAAAATGCATTGAGCCTACCTCTCTGGCGGTGTGATGGTGTATATGCCCTAGATGGCAGTATCTGTTTTTACTCTGACTCCACTCATTATCAAGGTTTTTAATCACAGCTTGGAGTATCTGCTCATGCTTGATTCTATCGCCGTGGTGGAATACGAATAGATTGTTGTGCCATTGATAATGTATAAACTTTGAGTAATTAGCGACTACACTTACTCGCGGCTCTTGATCATAAAGAAGTTCTAAGCAGCTAGATAGGTGACAGGCCATATCAAAGTCATGGTTGCCTCTTACATTGATCACAACAACCTTTTTGTGAGTCTCTAGCATCTTATTAATCAGAACCTTAAACAGCCTGCCAGCAAGTTTAAACGTCTTACCTATGCGGGTATCCACGTCTACTGGTGTGCCTTTGGTAGTAGTGTTAAAGCTGGAGTCAGCGTGAAAGAAGTCACCAACATTTAAGAGAACTCCAACCTCAGCGTTACCTACTCTTTTAGTCAGCCTAGAGGTCGAATCAATAAGTATCTGGGTCGCTATCTTTATGTCCCAGTCATCGCTGTCCATCTTGGTCTCTGAATCGGCCAGCATGCCAAAATGATGGTCGCCAATCATATACATGGCTAGGTAGTCAGAGTCTACAGCTTTAGGTTCTTTAGTAGGCTTTATGTAGCCTTTTAGATCGTCTTTCATGCCTTCCATCATGGCATCGATCTTGGCCCTCATATCGCGTTTCTGAGGCTCTTGAATGACCCACTGAAGGGCAACTGACCCATCGTCTTTGTAAGCAGTAGATATCCGCTTGGCCTCAAAGCCTTCTGCGGTCTGGTGTACCAAATCCCTGTGAGGTGATACTCCCTGATTAGCTGCTGTAGCCTCTAGCCGTCGAAGCATCTTATCAATTACGCGCCTACTACAGCCTAGAACCTTTGACGCTTTGTTCGCCGATCCCTCTTGAATGACAGCATCCAATACTTCGTGATGCCTTTCCGTTGTTGCAAATTCCTTCAGTACCCGTGGGTCTATCTTACTCACTATGCCTCCTGCTGGGCTTGTAGTTCGGCATACTCGCTGTCTGCGGGTATTGATAACCGAATCCCCTGCTTGGTAGCCCAATGATAGACGTTATCAAGAAAGTGTACAAACTCGCCTTTCGTGAGCTTGCTGGTGCTTTTAACCTGCTCTGGGATTTGCTGATTACCTATAGAGTAACAAGTAGTTCCCAGAAATCGCTTTTTAAGCCAGAGCTTCCAGACTTCGGCAGGTTCTTCGTGGTCAATTTTATGGCCTTTCTTTTCCATCTCCTTTGCTATTTCCCGATACCAAATATGAGACATAGCGTTTTGACTTAAACTTCTGGGATTCTCATACGGGTCTAATTTAACAGCAAGGGGGGTGGTGTAATCCCAGTCCTCCATCCGCTTGACAATAAACGGAAGTCTTTTCTCTAGCTCCTGCTTGCTGCTTACCTTTACATGATCGCCCTGCGTCATAACTTTACCCGCAACCATTTAGCCATTATTCGCTCAGACTTATTCTCCAGCCTGCTTGCAGTTCTAACTCTCTCCCTAGCTGCTGCGTCATAACCCAGTCTGTTCTTTTCAAAAGAGAAGGTCGGCTTTAGGTGATTAGGAGTGCAGTATTGACTGCCATATAACCTTCCCTTTAACGTACTGTATTTAATCGTGTCAGGGTTTATGTCGTTACAGACCTTCACAAGATCGGCAATGGTGTAGCACTTGCCATCCTGCAACTGTGGGTGTTCGCCCCTAAACTCTACTAATCGTTTTGCATTCTTGCTACGCATTCTTTAATTCCCCGTCGTAATAAAAGCCAAACTTGTCGAGATAATACTGCTTCATCATTAGCTGCATATCTCCATCAAGCCAGCTAACGTCAGTCATCTGCATGTCAATGGACTTGGCCCTTATGCTTTCACTCTTGCTTTGCTTTTTAGCTTGAGGTGAACCGCCCTGATTTTGTGCCTTTGTCAGCCACAAATTAACAAACCGCTTGATGCCCTGCTTAGTTTTGCGCTTCGTTGGGTTAGCGTCGCACCAGCTTTCCATCGCCATTAACTCTTGGTGGACATTGACTGCTGGAAAGGCTCTCTGCCAAGCGATTACATCTTTTTCTTCTGGCTGCCAATCTTCTTTTGTATTTAATAACATTAGTTCCCCCAAATTATTTCTGATTTATCAAACATGATTAGAGGCTCAATGTCATCAGGGTTAGGCTGTCTACCTTTAGCAGTCCCACCTGCCTGACTAACCTTGAACTTAGCCCGATGCATCAAACCATCGTGAACAATAATATACCCGAATCGGTTATTTTCTCTAAAAATAAAATATGATGGGAGCATTGTTGTCTGGCTTAGGCTTATCATCTCCATATACTTAGGGACATTTAGCGCACAAAATGCTTTTTTGCCATCTCCATACCATTTGCACTCTGCCCATCCCAGCATGTCCCCGCGAGCATCAGGTTCTGATCCATTGTGAAACCAGCCGTCAAGCCTGTACTTTTTTAAGTTAGGTGATTGCTTATGCATACAGCCAAGGTGCCTTGCCATCGCAACTAAAAGCCTTTCTTCGTGCGATCTATCAGCCTTTGTTTCTCGCATGTTAATCATCGTTAGTCATCCCAGCCAGATAGCTTTAGATGAATGTCGTGCATCGATTGAAAGTCAATATCACAATATTGATCACTAACTTTAACCATTACACCCTCATCCTCAAAAACTTCGCAATCAGTGCTAAATAGCATAAAACCACAATCGCCATCAGTATAAATGCACCCTAAGTAACCATCGTCAGATATAAACATTTTATATGCTGGCTCAAAGGTCTGTGTGAATTTTATAAATTCAACCTCTGTCATTCCTATTAAGTGGCAAACATCTTTATGTTTAATACTCATCTTGTTCTCCTATGGCTCGGCAAGCCTCGCCTTGTGTATTGATAAATTATATTTTTAAATATTTTTATCTAAGGTGCGTTAAACCCTTTTACTTCAAAAAGTAAAATTTGCGATCTAAGGGCTTCTGCAACTCAGCGGTTTAATCGTATTTGTATCGGATATCCAACCTATCCCTTAGCAAAAACCGATCTGCTTCGGGGGCTATGCACTGGAGGGTCAACCACGCTCTGACGTTTAATTTAAGGGTTTCGTCAGCCTCTAGCCCAAATACTTTTTGTACCTTATTCGTTCCAACATAAAAAGTAAACCGAAAAGGTTACTTATAACCAAATGTTATAAAATCAGCTATCGTTATATCCAAGGACAAGCATATTAGTTGGATAGTATGTATCTTTAAGTTTTTGCTTTTACGCCAGCGCAATACCTGCTGCGGTGAAGTGTCAGCTATTTTTGCAAGCTGTCGGCTGTTTACGCCTTTGCTGTTTTGTGCGGCAATTAAGCATTTGCCTGTGTCGATTAATTCCATGATTTAAAACCTTGTGTTATATTAATTGAGTCGGTTCCCCCGATCGACAACCTCCTATGGTTTGCCCCCCGAAAGGGGGGCTTTTTTAGCCTAGAACGGTATATCTTCATCCAGCTCCTCGATGCTCATATCGGCCTGCTTTGCAGGTGCTGCTGCCTGACCATCAGTAAAGAACACCTTCACATTACCAAGAATAGGCGTTTGTACATTAGCTTCGCGCTCTTCTTTGGTCGTTGACTGGCTGATAAATCCGTTGTTCTCGTACTGATCCTGCTGCTCAGTGTCTACAAAGGTCGTCAGGTCAAGGTAAGTCCCCTTTGCCCCTTTATACAGGCGTGATTTGTCGATCTTGGTTACATCGATTCGTACAGATAATCCTACTTTCATTTTAAACACTCCACTTGGTTTAGTATTTCCGCTACGGCCTTATCGACCTCAGCAGACAGTTTTGCGATATAGTCATCATCGCGTTCTACACGCACTAGAACGTGCGGCATTTCTGGATGGTAGGCAAAGAAGTCCCACCAATCACGTTTGGTTATCCACATACAGCCCTGAATCTGCTGCCAGTATTTCTTCACACCGACCTGCGGGTCTCTGAGATAGCTGACCATAGTCTTAGGAGCAGGCGCTTTTATTTCTAACCCGCCCTCTTCTCCGATCAAACCGTCAGGCGAGCAGCCAAACTCCCAGCTAGTGTCGAGAATAAAGCCAGTCTCAATAACATCATTACCAGAGATGAACTCGTATGCCTCCCTAGCTTCTGGCTCTAGATCAGTGCCGCGCTGCATCCACTCAGTAACGTGGAACGGCGCAGATTTCCCTCTAAGGCGTTCTGCGATCAACTCATTGACATAGTCATCAGCAGAGGTGCTTGGCTTCCCAGTCTGTGTTATTAGCTTGGAAAACATGCTTGCAGAAGGCTTGCCCAGTCTTGCAGCAAGCCACTCTGGTGATCCCTGCTCATGGTCTAAGATGATCACTTCTTGGCCTCTAGGGCGGCAACAGCGCGGTCGTAGTGTACAGCTAGTATCTGATCGACTGATCTGACCTTCAGCCACTTGCAAAACTTATCGCTGTCGGCACCAGTCTCATCAAGTAATTTCTTGATGGATATGATCTGTTCGTCAGTGACAACAGCATTAGCGACAACAGGATTTATATCTTCGCCTGCGTATATGTAGTGACCAAGCCCAAACATTGCAAAGCACTTAACCAGGCAACGCATCTTGCTGGAGTTAATGGCAAACTTATCAGGGTTTGCAATAGCTTTATTGCGGTGATCCATAACAGGCAGCCACATGTGCCGCATCATCATCTGATCTTGCTCTGAGCCAGTATGGATGTGAACCACGCAGCTTATCTCAACGGTGCCTGTGTCCTCGCATTTATCTTCTTCGAAGGAATAATGCAGGTCAGGATAATGCTCCATCATCGTTCCGTAAGCCCAAGCCCATGAAAGATATGATAAGTTGCCTTTCTTCTCAATATGGTTAGATACATCAATAGCAGATAGGGTCTGCCAGACCTCTTTAGATAAACTCACTTTGACCTCCTACAGTCTGTTCTTTATCGTACTGCTCACCGTATCCAACATAGTAAGCCTCTGATTGCCCGTCTAGGGCTTGATAACCTATAACGCAGTCGTACTCACCGCGCTCCAGATCGTTTAGATCGTTTATTCCCATGATTGCCTCCTACAGCAATTGATTGAACCTACATGGTATGCCATCTAAACCATAAAGTAAACTGTTTTGTTTATTAACAGGCAATAAAAAGCCCCAATTAAGGGGCTGCGGACATAAGTTGGCACTTTGTGTCCGTTAGTAAGACCAGATAGCAGGGCAGGGGAATCCGTCCTCTTCTGTGCAAGCATCTAGGTGGATAAATCGACCTGATCCTTTCTGCTGTATACCGATTCTCTGTATACCGTGCTTCTGGGCCACTCTAATGATTTCTAAGGCGTTTTCTCCGCTGGCTAGTATATCGACCGCCTTACCGTGCGTATGCGCTCCTTTGACCTCTTTACGGGCCTCTATGGGGTGTTCTGGAGACCTGTAAGCAGAGGACAGTGCAAAGCTAAAACCGCACTCTTCGCGGATAGCGTTTAACGTCTTTAGGAAGTCAGGGTCAAAGCCTTGATCGCCTGTATGTCGGCAAGCCAACTCTTTAGGCTTAAAGTAATTCTTTTCTTCAGTCTTAGGTGATTTAGCCATTTTACTTTCCTTCTATGTTCTTGGTCTTTTCAAAGCTACGCATGCCGCCAAGCCCTAACAGACCACCAAGTATAGGCATAAGTGTACCACCATCTGCTTGCGGTATCACAACACCGAATCCAGCAGCTATAGGTGATATTAGGTAGTTGACTGCAAGGGCAAGGACGCAGACCCAGCCTGTTGCTGGTCGCCAAGAGGCTTGGAACCAGTTTCCTTTGGCTTCGGCAGTGTTGAGCTTAACCTGTGCCAGTGCAAGTTCCTGTGCATGCTTGTCCGACAAGGTGCTGATTTCGTGCGCGAGTTTGGCCTTTTGATCTTTGTCCTCGATAAATTTATCTAGCAGACCAGTAACAGGCCCAATGAGTGAAGTGACGATGCTCATAAAATGCCTTTCTCAATTAAAAACAGCCCAATAATCAGGGGATATATACCCCAAAGCATTATCTCGCTTTTCTTAAATCTTTCTGTTCCATCATCTAAACGCTTTTCAATATTTGCGTATCTGATGGCGCATTCCTTCTCGTGGCCTTCTAGTCTAATTAGGGCTTCTTTAACAGTGGCCATTATGATTTCCGTACAAGTATAGCTTCGACAAAAAGCGAAACTTCGTTAGTTGAGCTTGAGCTTTTACACTCAAAGTGAAAGTCTGTTTTCTCATCAATCTTAAATGGCACTTGACGATCAAAGCTGACGTTTTGGGAAAATGTTGCTTCTGTTACCCTGAGGGTTCTGCCAGCAGAGTTAGTTGCTACATTCCTGAGATAGAGATACTTCTGCCCATTCACTGTTCCAGAGGTGCAATCAATTCTAAATAGATAGATGCTGTGGCCAGCGGGGACGGTATAAACGGATGATTGAGTAGTACCGATCTCAGCGCCAATAAAGGCGTACTTAGTGCCGCCATTACTGATGTTGATGTCGCCTACGTTAGAGCCTGTCAGGATTGCTGCGCTGTTTATGCGTAGAAATGACGCGCTAGTGGTGACTGCTGATGTGCCTGTAAGAGTAACGGTCTCGCTGATAGCTTCGTAGTTAGCGTCGAGACCATTGATTAGAACTTGCATTGTATCTGATGACGATGTGCTGACCACACTCATAGTAACCGCAGAACTAGGGTAGACGTAGTTACCGCCATCATCCCAAATAGTTTCGTAGGCTGTACCAACTGTGCGGTTAAATCCAAAAATATTTAAGGGCTTACTGTCCCAGATATTACCTTTGGCTATATCATGCAAGAGGTGCGGAGTTGGTCTTACTTCGTCAAACTGATACATAGCTAGTCCTCTTTCTCCAAGTCAGCAACTAGCATGTTAATAAAAGCATCTTTACCGACACTAAGTTGGTCTAAGTTAAACTGCGTTGATTTGATCTTTCTATCAAGATCGTTGCAGTGATTAACCATAGCTTGTTGCTGCTCGGTCATGTCTTCGTAAATGTACTCTACTTCGTTTATCACTATGGGAGTTGTTTTTTTCTCGCCCATGTCGTGCTCCTTCCAGGTTATTGTTTGGCTTTATTGCCAAGGAATGCAAATTGCTCCAAAA